TTACCGCTTCATATCCAAATACGAAACCCGTTGCCTTTTCTCAATAATCGTATAATAGGATGCGAGCTGTAAATACATTTCCGTTATCTTTAAATCCGAATGACCCAGCAGCCTCGAAAGCTCATAAACGTCGCCAATGCCGTATACAAGGAAGTTCGTCGCGAAGGTGTGACGGAATAGATGCGCGTGAATCCGCGGTATACCCGCCTCTTTTTTTATCCTGGTCATTAACGACGCAATACAGGCCGTGGTCATCGGTTTCCGCTTGCTGCTTAGGTAAATAAACTCATCATCCATAGGTTTGTCCGCTTTGCGGCGTTTGTAAATATAGGACATCAGCGCCTTTCGCGCCTTCATCCCAATGGGAACGATACGCCCCTTCCTACCCTTCCCCATAACCGTAAGGTAGCCCTTTTGTAAATTAACGTCTGCTGTTTTTAACCCCGCGACTTCGGCAAGGCGCAGGCCGCAATCCAACATGATCAGTATGATGGATATGTTGCGCAAGCCCGCCTCCGTTTTGGGGAAGCATTTCAACACCTCCCCTACTTCCTCATCGGTGAGGATTTCGATGATCGGACGTTCGGCTTTAGGCATCCGCATCTTTTTATGCAGGGGTTCATTAAGAAAACCTTCCGCATGGCAGAAGGTCAGAAAACATTTTACGTGCCGCATGTAGGTCTGTACCGACCGTTTCGTCAGCTTGCCATCACCATGACGTTCACGCGGTTTGCGGTCGATGAACAGTTGGTACTCGTTTACATGGGTGATGGTGAGGTCGGTGATGCCGGCGATGCCCTTCGATTCCATCCAATCGCAAAAGCGGCGGAGGAAGCCCCGGTAACCGGCGATGGTCTTATCGGTATTACCCCGCAGTTGCTGGTCGATGAGGAAAAAGTCAACGGTTTGGGGGAGGGTCATCTTTCCGCTCCTTTTCATGTTCCATATCACGTATCATACGGACAAAATACCCGATAACAATACCCATAAGCGGTGACATTAAAGTCACCAATATTATGTCTTGGATGAGGTTCATACGCACACCCTCAAATCATCCAGCGTCAACTGTCCCTTCATCCCGCCCGATCCTTTTGGGGGTTTGTTAAGATAACCGCCCCGCTCGATGTTTTCATCGCATTCATTCATATTTGCCAAATAAAACGCTTCTGCGAAGCCGCCCGGGGTTATCGCCCTCATGGCAGCCCTTCTCGCGTCGGTGTTGAAACGGCTCAAATATTCCTTGTGTTCGGGGTCGTAAGGGTTTGTCCTTAACGACCACCCCTTAACATATGTCCGGTTGTTTTTGCTTTCCGTCAACCCGCCCGGTCTTATGCCGACCGTTGGTTCCGGCGGATTAAAATACCCCCACAGATCGGTCGGCTTGATCTTATCGTTTCCATATTGCCATTGCTCAAACGTAAAAGCCGGTCGGCCCAAGAACCGGCGCAATAATCCCCGCGGGTTCTCCAATGCCCAAAAGACCAAGCGGCCATAACATTGTACAAACCATACGATATCCAAACAGGCATTGACCACTTCCATCGCTTCCCGAAAGTCGCGGGGACTTGACCCTTTTGCCAATGAAAATTCGGTACAGGGCGGTGCGGCCAGGATTCCGGTTATACGCTTAACATTTATGGTCATATCGTTTACCGTTAGTTCCTTTTTATCATGGTTGAAAACGGTTTTCGTAACGTCATGCCCCGGTAAGGTCAAGACACGTACATCATACCCGGCAGCTTTGTACGGCCGGCTCCATGATCCGGTACCGCCGCATAGGTCGAGGATTATGTTTCGGTTAATCATTCGCCTCACCCCTCCGCAGCTTCCGGTTCTTCAACCGTTTATTCTTCTTTTCCTTATTCTGCGAATAGTCCTTCAAAAACGCCTTGCTTATATCTTCCTCCTCCAACAAAAAACCGCTGTATGTGTTGACCATCGCTATCTTGGTCATTTCGTGGGCTTCGTTGTCTGTGAGGTTGGCCATGAAGTCCGAGAAATCCTCCACGAAGCCGGAGTCGATGTTATCGTCGTATACCGCGTTGGATGCCACGGCGCTGATCGCGCGACGTTGGACGCATCGCTTGTCCATCATGAAGGAATACTCGCGCAGCAGCTTCTCGTCGGCCTTGATACCGCCGAGCTTTGTTTTGCGAAGGCGTTTCCACCACGCGAGGTACCGCGGTTCGCCGTTTTCGTCCTTTCCGGAGTAGAACGACAAGGTCGTACTTGTTAGGTAGTCCAAGAAGATACCTTTGTTGTCGAGTATCTGATAGATGCGCTCCAGCGGTTGGGGGATGGTGCGCTCGACTGTTTTAAACCCTTCGATGAACTTGTCCGAGTAATAGTAAAACTTGCGTTTCGTTTCGTATTCGATGTTGAGGATTCGCGTCACCGCGGGCATGTGTTCCCGCGCCAATGCCTTGAAATCGGCGAGGGTAGCGTTTTCGTTGTTAAGTGCCTTTACGCAGTTGCTTAGATAATCCGGTAAGAATAATTCGTTTTCCGGTCGTTTGTCGTAGATTTCATACATATGCTCCACGTAAAACGCCACGGCGGCCTTGTACAGGTAATCCGTATTCCGATAGGGGAAGGCGTACTCCATGCACCACTTGTCGTAGTAGCTGATCAGCCCGTTGTCGTACCATATCTTGAAAAAGAAGTCCTTATACCCCAATTCGATGACTTCCTTCACCTTGTCGTAGATGCGGGCGCGTACGTTGTTGGACTTCACCTTACCCAAGCAAATATAGTCATCGTTGAAGATCGACCCGCCCTCCGCGGATTCCCTTTCACCGTGGATCACGTAGCTTGTCAAGTTCGATTCGAGGTTCTTGACCCTGCGGGTGCGGGAGTCCTTTTCGATCAAGCGCGATACGTTCGATATGGCGTTGGTGTGGTAACAGTAATCGACGCGGTTTTCGCGGCACTTCCTTATGGCAAATGTGTTGCCGCAGTAATCGCGCAGGATGCCCTCGATCCGTTTGTAGGCGTCGTTTAGGATTTCATCCACGCCGTGCGTCCACAGGCCGAAGGCGCGAAGCTGTACGACGATGCGCGGCGTCGCTTCGTTGGGTATGGCCTTGCATACGAAGATGTCGTACAGGTCCTGTTCGGTTAAGCACAGGCTGTAATAGGTGTATGACTTCAACGTCATGGATAGGCCGTGCGCGAAGTCTACGGTTTCGTGCGTTTTGATTACCTCTTGCTTTGTCGTCTCCAACGCGCTTAACAAATCGGTTAATCCGTTGGGGGAGTCGAACTCCTTCCGGTCGCCCTCGAGGAAGATCGAAAAATATAGGTTGTCGATGGTGGGCAGGAACTTCTCGCGCTTTAGCCCTAAGTATTCCTTTTGCTTCTCCGGTGATAGTTCGTTAAAGAACTCGGACCGTTTCGTTTCCATGATAAATGACATACCCCTTAACCCCTTTGTGCTTATATTTATTTTGTGGTCAAATGGCGTTTTGACCACTTTTTTTCCGAGGGTAAAATCCAGTATTCAAGCATGTTTGCGGGTGTTTTTGTCTCGTAATCCGTGGGACGCCTGTACATAGCTGTCCCGTAGGACTCTTGATCTTTTCTACCCCGCCTTCTTATGCCCCTTTATGGGTGCTTCGAAGAAGGACTGCATCCACCAGTTCACCTTGCGCGGCGGTCGCTTCGATGGGTGCCCCTCCCCTTCGGGGCCCCTCCCCATCTTCGCTGACGTCGCCGCGGGGTGCAGGGGGGTGGGTGCTTCTTCGCTTACACTTTGCGGGTCATTATGACGGCCGACGGTTACACAATCCGAAATCGTTTCGGGGTGAGCTTCGTCTGCATCGGTGCGGATCGCAGTCAAATAACCCGTTTTTTTATTCTCCCTGTGTTCTTTATCCATCCTTTTGATAAAGTCATCAAACTTGGCGGTATAGTCGTAAATGTTGCCGATCTTTTTTTTGAACATGACAAATTGCTTGGATACGACCATTTTGTTGCCGTAGTAATACTCGATAAACGCAAACGTTGTTGGGAACAGGAACCCCAATATATGCATGTTGTTTATCTTGCGGTGTTTTATCTCATGTTCGAATTGATTGCGTATTTGGCGGTCTATCTGCCTGTCGTGCTGGCTTATCAGGATCATTTCATAGCCGATATGCCGATGCTCCGAAAAGAACGTCAACCATTCCTTGCGATCCTTACGGCCCCAATCACGGGGATTAAATAGCCGGTGGCACTCATCCATGATGATATATGTCTGCTTTTCCTTGCCTTTTACGTGGTTCTCGTACGCATACAGATAAAAATACTCCGGACTCATTTCTTCGATCGGTTTGCATACGAAGTTGCCGATCTTCTTTTTGCCGTCCTCACTCACTTTTGCAAGGTCGATGTTTTCGGAGCAAATGATATTACGCCCAAGGAGCAGCTTGCTCTTTATATCCTTGGCCATATGGTAGGACTTGCCCGATCCCGGTGTGCCGGAGTAGAAGGTTATCGGCATGGCTATACGATGATCTTCGCCCAACGGAGTATCTTTTTGATTGCATACCACCCCACAATGGCAGTTACCCATAACTGGAGCAATCCTACAATCGGGCCCAAGGGCACAAACCATGCAAGATAAGACAACACCTCATTCGTCAGTATTATCTCATTCAACGTATAAAACGGACTTGTGGGGAGCAGATTCAATACCGCCATCCCTCCGTCTATTAACGTTTGGATCAAATTCGTAAGCATGTTTTTCCTCCTACCACCTTATTACTTTCGACGTTAGCATCATTAATCCCATCGCGAATAAAATCCATATCCCCCATCGTATATAAAACGCGATGGTTTCGAAGTCCTTTAAATCCAAGACCCATCTTGATCCCCTCATTCCCGATTCAGTAAAAATCCCTCTTCCGGAACTCGCGGCAGGGCCTCCGAAACGTTCACCATCCAATACCGTCCCCGCAAAATCTATTTCCCATCTCGGTGCTTGCGGCGGTACGTTCAAACTGTTTATCATCCTCGCAAAATCAAAGGGTATCGAAAACGGAAATCTCGTTACAAACACTCCCGATGGCATGTTGAAGTTAAATTGCATAGGGCCGACCGTCGCCGCCGCGATCGCTACGGGTAACGCCCTTACACCTGTATTGATCTCCGACAGCTCCCCGCGGACATCCTGCTCCCATGCTTCACGTCCGGCCAGTCCGTCGCGTATGCCTCCTACGCCGTCTCTTATACCGCCGACACCATCCCTTATATCGTCGAGCCAATCTTGCGGGATTCCACCCCAGGGCGGCCATAACGGCGGGTTATCATCGTCATCTATTATCCATTCGCCCGGGTTCAACACCACATCCGACATTGATAATCCATGCGCGGAATCTATCATTGCCATTAGTTCTTCCAACGAATTAGGCCACCATATGTACACAGGATCATCCGACTCAACTGCTCCGGCCGCGGTTGCTACTGCTGCCACCGCCGCGGTCGGCGAGGTTATTATGTTTGCGGGGGAGAGTGAAAGGTCAAAGGGGGGAATCAATACTTTATCTTCTATTGGACTTGTTAACACTACAGGACGTCCCATTCCTAACGCGATTCGTTCTGTTGACGCGCTACTCGTATGAAGTGTATACATTACTGTTGACCATATAAATCTACTTCCCCAGCGATCTTGACCAATTATTAAACCGCTTCTGTTCGCTTGGCTTATCGCATTTTCGTTTGCGTTATAACTCATATACCTTTTTTCTCTTCCCCATGTATTCATTACAATATTTCCATCAACATAAAAATTTCCCAATATCACAACCGTTTCTAATGACGGTCCTAAACAACATTCACATACACTTCTATGTTCTACGCTTACATCACCACTCCTATATTCAACTCCGTTTATATTTGTATTCCTTATATTAAAATTCTTCATTAATTCTACCCTTTGTACATTCGTTGCGACGTTCCATCTATCCAAATCAACAACCGGTATTCCATTTGCTACCCCTATTAATAAATCCGATTGAAATATTTTCCCCGGTACACGCATCATCCACGGTGACCCTATCGCCCATGCCGCTTCCGCCCCGGTCATATCTATCGGGCCGATAAATTCGGCCATGCCCGGTTGGACTTCATGCATAAATGCTTCCATCGCGCTCATTGGTACTTGTATCGCATGTCTTACTTCCCCGGTTATCGGATCGCGAAGCGTATGCCTTTGCGGAAATAAATCCGCCGTCGTTCCGCTTGTGGGCGGCGTTATCGCGGCATCCCACAACGCACCCATCGCATTGCCCGCCCCTGTTGCCGCCCATGATAAGACCTCGCCTTGCCTTTCGATAAACATTTGCGTCGCCTGGCTGTTCGTTACATTATTGGCCGCCATGCTTACGCCTACCCCCATGCCCGCCCATCCTATGTATGGCAATGCCATCTTCAGTACCTTGGCCAATGCCGCCAATCCCAGCGTTATGCTCGCGGGTTCGAAATCGATAAATTGCGGGGGGCCGATAAATTCCGGAGGGTGCGCATTAGGTGTAGCCTGATTAATCAATTGCGTTGACGGAGGGATTACGGTTGCAGGCGTGTTCGATACGAGCGGCGCGATCGGCCTCATGGGTGACGAAAAGCCATTGGGATCATCCTGCGCGGTTGTTGTCCTCACCGCCTCCAGGGGGAATAGCTGGCTCATCGCGTACATCGCCAACGGTTGAAAGAACGTCGCGAGGATCGCGGCGACCAGCAGCACTATCACGCAGATTTTTAGCTTTTGCCTCATGTAATTAACCCCTTCGTACCTATGTAGAAGGGCGAGTCGCCCCGCCCCGTGTGTTGCCTTTGGTTGTTAGCTAACCATGCTGCGCATCAAACGGATGCCTTTCTTGATTGCGATGACGATGCCGACCAAACCCAACGCGATGGGTATGATTACGGCGATAACGGACATGATCTCGCCCACCATACTGGTCATGCCTGTGGAGATGGCGTCGGATAAGTCGATGGTGGTCGCGGTCGATGCGAAGGCCGTTACGCTCATTAACGTGAGCATTGCCAAAATCATTACTACTGCAACCGCTGCTTTTGCCTTAATACGCTTCATGTTTTCACCTCCTTTGCACGTTTTTTTATGTTTTGATCATACTTAATACGAGCCTTACCCCCCATGGGAATAACCAAAAAGCAAGACCCGCAAGAAAGCCGTAGCCCAATGCACTCATGATGAGCCGGAATACTTCGCTGTTTTCGATGATCATTGATTCCATTACTTCCTCCATGCGATGGCGAAGATGACTACCAGCAGCATCGCCGTACCGAACGCCATCAGCCCTATGTTCCACATCATCAGCAGCGCGTTGTTGCTTGCGATCGCGTGGATCGTGCCCGCGAGGGCATCCACCATTCCGTTGAGGGCATCCATCCGCTCCACCAGCTCCGCGTTATCCGCTTCGTTTGATTGGATGATTAGTTGGAGCTGACTGAGGATGGGCTCCATGTCTAACGTAATGGTCATGCTCTACCCCCTTGCACCGCGGTTACTACGGTGCGGTGAACGTTCGCGTCGTTGTGTTGTCGCCTGTGGGTACAGGGTCCATCCCCACCGTTACCGTGCCCCTTGACCGCGCGTTCGTTGACAGCACCACCGATACCGGATAGTTGTCCCTGAAGTGAACCGTGAATAACGCGCCGGTGATTAAGTTGCCGCCGGTCATTTCGGCGCCGATCAAGTCTTGGTAGTTGTTTGTTCCCGTTTGCGCGGGGATGACGCTTGGGTTATCGATCGACAGCACTTTCGCCGCCATCAGTACGCTTCGTGCGTCGGCTTCGTCCGCCGATCGTCTTGCCCTACCCAGTACGCCCATCACCGCGGGCGTGAGTGCGGCGATCAATATTGCCAGTACCGTTATAACGACGATCAGTTCAACCAGCGTGAAGCCTTTTTTGTTCAAACGTACTTTTTTTTTATGACGAAGGCCATTACGATGATCGCGGTTGCCGCGGTCATTACAAAGATGATTACGCTGAACGATGCCACGATCGCCAACGCCACTTGGCCGGGTAGTTCGCTTATCGATCCCCAAAAACACACGATCAAAAATAAAACGATGATCCCCATTGACAATATTGCTTCGGGGATTCGTTTTTTACTTACCACTTCTTTGAACGCTTCCTTTAAGTACATTCCCATTCCACTACTTCCTTTCGTTTTATATTAGATTTTTTATCTTGTTTTAATTGTTTTTTTCCTCGTTATCATTAGCTTTTTCTATGTCCTCCGCCTCCTTATTCCATTTAGATAAATATCTTATTTCACAAATTCCTAATATTGCTTCACCTATAAATTCAATTGCCCACATAATTACTATTAAAAGCCAGAGTATTACCACAACCAACAATCCTACATCAAAGTCGTTCTTTAACTTCATGTAAGATATCCCTACCACCAGTACGTAACAGGTAATTCTCAGCGTCCACTTAATGCGTGCCTCCAGCACATTACTTTTTTTCAATAACAATAACTCTTTCTCCATCACGCTAACCTCCCTTTGCGGGGGTTGTGACCCGCGTCCCGCATTATCAGGGGTTTTGTACCCCTGCCACTCTGCGTTTTTGGGTTATGCCACCTTTGCTTCCACCGTTACCGGCTTGACTTTCGCTTCTACCGCTCCCACGAAGTCGATGTCCATGATTTTCATCGTCGGTACCTCTACCCGTTGGCCGTACTTGGTTACGGTTTCATTTACCATTTTTATGGTGCAGTCGTAGAAACCGGGTACGTTCCTTATCTTGGCGTTTGTTTTGTGCGGCATGGTCATCTTTGTGGCCTTGATGCCGTGAGCTTCCTGGCCTTTTGCCGCGGCTTCCTCGTCGATGCGCGACGTGAGGTTGTCGTCAAACACGAAGTGGGCGGTTACGCCTTCGTTTACGCCTATTACGGTTCCGTCCTTGTCCTTTTGCTCGATGGAAAACGGCGACGCGTACAGCATCAGATACCTTTGCTTGAAACTTTGCATTTTTCATCCTCCTCGGGATTGGATTGGGTGCGCTCCGGTTATCGCCCTTGGAGCGGCTTGGTTATGGGTTGGGCACGGGTTAGGGCTTGTCCTATGCGTGCCTTCATAGGCTTAGGGGTTCCCGTGGTTTTGCCGCCACGGGTCGGCGTATTGGGTTGGGGTTTTGGGCTTGGACTTTGGGCTGCGGTGGGGTTCCACTCCCCCGCACCCTTGACTGCATCCGCAAGAATTGCGCTTGCGGATGTACCGATGACCGTAACGCTTGTCAATGCGGTGGGCGTTTCTTAAACGGTTTCCCCCCTCACTTTGCAAGAAGTTCGCTTGCAAAGTAGGGACCCCCCATTTAGGTGAACAGCGGACGGTTGGCGCATTGACAAACATTACGGTCATCGGTGCGCTGCGGGGTGCCGGGGAGGTGATGGCTCACAGGCGGTCGGCGCTACAGGGCTCTATGTTGGCAGGGTGCGGCGGGTGAAGGTTCGGTCTCGTTCCGTCCGTGTTAAGAGCGATGAGGGCCGGATACGAGATATGTTGGCAGGGTTCATTGCGTGTAACTATCGGGGGCTGATTGCCCGATTCCGATAGGCTTCTTTTCTTGGGCAGCGGCTTGCCGGGTTTCCGGATCGAGTGCCGCCGAGAGCTGCGCTACGCGCATATTCGGCTGCCTTTCGGTGCCGGCTTTTGCGATAGCAGTTTCCATACATCTCTCGGGATATGGGGTGGTTGGTAAAATTCAAATTCCTTGATTACTTCGCCATCGTCCACCACCACGACTTCTTCCATCAGCTTCCGGTATATCAGGAGCTTATCGCCTTTCGCGTCCTCCAGTATCTTGCCTTCTACCATTGACAGGAACGGCATTTCGTTGATACTGAATCCTTCCGTGTGAAAATTGTCGCTGATGTATCGCTCGACTATGCTCGCTTTTGCTTGGCTCATAGGGGACCTCCAATTGTGGTGGGTGAGTGTGTCGAGATTTGTTGGTTCTATTAAAGTATATTTTACCATATAATATACAATGTTTGAACCGTCATATATACCAAAAATGAACATCGTTTTTTGTAAGATTATACAAAAATGGAACTTGCCGCAAGGGAGGTCTTGCCAATGTTTAGTGAGGTTTTTCCTTCCCGATTAAAAGAAGTTAGAAAATCACATGGATTTACGCAAAATGAAGTTGCTAAAGAGTTGAACTTACATCAAGTAAACCTTTGTCGTTACGAAACTGGTGTTTGTGAACCCGACATCGAAACCCTTGCCCAACTCTCTGACTTTTACGGTGCCTCCATCGACTGGCTCATCGGCGTTCGCACCTTACCGGGCAAGAGGGAACATTTTTTGCATCCGGAATCCAATTGGGATGGTTTGAAGATTAGAAGCACAAATTTCCCGCTTAAAATGAAAACGGCCCGTGCCGACATGAGATTGTCACAGGCGCAAGCCGCCAAAGGAATAAAGATACCACGAAGCACTCTAACAAAATACGAACTCGGTCAGCTCCAACCCAGCCTTGAAGTATTGGCTAGGATCGTCATTTTTTACAATATTACCGCAGATTGGTTGCTTGGTCTTGCGGATGTTTCTTCGCCGTTATTGTATGAGGTGTCGTGATGTTACTAAAGATTCTTTTTTCTTTTATCTTATTCCTTTATCTTTTTGGTACATATTCCGTTTCCGCCAATCATTCCGTTCTACATGATGAATTCGGTTTAACCGATATGGTTCAACATGAAGATGGCTTTTTTTATATATTCAGCCCAAACACAAGGCAACGTGAGTTGAACCGCTTATTTACATATGAATACGCCACACGGCTTGAGCATCCCGATGGGCCCGCCGTAGTTAATTATTCTTCAAATACGCATACCTTCATTTGGAACCCTTTAAATTCCAACGGTCAACAAATTACTATAGACCCTTTTTCGTTTCCTTTTCTTCAAATGGAGGGTTTCCTTTATTCTGTTTGGTGCGATATATTGCAAGATCGCACACTATACTTATTTAACCCCGAAAACGTTCGCAACAGACATTCAATCAATACCCGCGGCACCTTTGCTTTGCATGACGAATACAGCCTTATACGTTTGGTTCAATCGTCAAACGACGTTAGTATATCCATACGCCCAAACAGCAGGCAAACGGAACTAGCCAATTCCTTTAACATATCAAACGCCGTACGCCTCGAGCACCCCGACGGGCCCGCCACAGTCGGCATTTTATCCGATCCGTTTCGATTTATATGGATACCGCTCGACATCACAGGTACCGTGCTGGACATCGATCCTTTCTCTTTCCCTTACAATCAAATGGACGGTTTTTTATTTTCCGTATGGTGTGATGAATTACAGGGCAACGCTCTTTATTTGTTTAGCCCGCCAACTACAGCGAGATCGGTTTTTAATCCCAATCACGATAATAATCAGCCGCTTGTCATTACCGACCATAACCAACCATTTGTCATTGCCGGTTATGAAGTTCCTGCTTCGGATATTTTAAGAATCGTCGTTTCTTTTATTCTTATAATTCCGGGCATCCTTTTCCTTTTTTATAAACATAAAAAACGTAAACACATGAAAGGCATATCCCATAGCCGCGATGAATGGAACCGTAAATACACTCAAATGAAGGAACAATGGGATGTTAAATACATATGTAAAAATTGCGACGGTTTGGCCGGTAAAGGTTTTATGTGCTCACGTTGCAAAAATTACAGAGCACCCATTATTGATTCATAATTTTTTTGTAACCTTGAAGAAAAAGAATTTCATGATAGAATAAAGCTAGCGTATAACTCAATAATTAATAACGAAGCCGCTGTTTCCGCAGATTTGTAATCTACTTTGTAATCA